TCTGTAGGAATGCTGCAATCATTATTGTTTACGGCAAATATGATGCCATATTCCCTAAAATGCAATTCGTAATGGTCACATCCGCCACCAGTATAAACTTCCTCAATGTCTATTTTTCTCATTTTGTGTTTTCCTTTAGTTTAAGATTAGTTGAACTATTGCTAAGATTAATGGCGATACTACTAATAGAGTAATTATTAAAATGTCGGATTGTTTCATTTTGTGTTTTCCTTTATTGGGGGCTTTTGTACTTACGCCTCCGAGGATGACCAAAATTCGGGTAATTATATTGATTGCGTTGGGCCATTCGACGATTTCAAAAAAGCCAATTTAATCGAATTTTGTAAAGGGTTTATCGCCGCCAAGCAAATTAAAAAGATTGAGGGTTATTTTGAGTTAAGCCAAGTCAATTTTTGCGAATTGGCGTCCGATATTGCCAATACTTGTGAACCCCATGTTTTATACGATGCTTTGTATTTTTATTTGCATACTATGTCAAAAGATACTCTTGAGGTATGGCTCAAAGAATTAGACGCAAATCAATCTTTTAAATTAACTGACTATTTAGAGTAATAAGCCTATAAGCACTTACCTGGTAGGTGCTTATGGGATTGTTATTTTGGCAATCAATAAACTAAAGTAAAGGAAAATAAAATATGAGTGTAAAGCTTAGTAAAACAAGTAAGCTCGATGGCATTTTATCTTGGTCATTGCAAGCGAGGGATACTTGCCAAGGATCGATTGAAAATGGCGAACTGGTCGATGCGTGTAAAGGATGCTATGCCGTCAATGGCAATTATCGATTTCCCAATGTGAAAGCGCCGAGGGAATTTAATCGCTTAGATTGGCATCGCTTAGACTGGGCGGATGATATGGTAAACGCTTTAGAGTCTAGCCGTTATTTTCGATGGTTCGATAGCGGCGATATGTTTGCTTTGGGGTTAGCCGAGAAAATTCTCGAAGTAATGAAGCGTACCCCTTGGGTAAAACATTGGCTTCCAACTAGAATGCATAAATTTCCAAAATATAGAATTGTACTAGAATCAATGAAATTGTTAAAAAATGTTAGCGTACGATTTTCGAGCGATAGCGTAATGGGCGAATATATTAAGGGATTGCATGGGTCAGTGATCATTGCCTCGGCGGATGATGTTGCCAAGGGAATGACGCTATGCCAAGCCTATGCCAATGATGGAAAATGCAATGGCTGTCGAGCTTGCTATGATAAGTCTATTCCATTAATCGCTTACCCAGCACACGGTAAAACAATGCATAAAATTATTATGCTTAAAAAAGCGGCTTAATATGATGCTTAATTTTGTGTTACCAGTTTTATATGGCGTAATCATAGGGCTTTTTTTAAGCCAATACATTTAAAGGAAAACATGAAAACATTTATTGATTATTTACTGGGCGGCTTATTTATGGTCACAATGGCGCTGATTTTAGCGTCAATTTATATGTATAGAACTGGGGGTTTTTAATGTACATTGTCCGCTACAAAATTCAAGGGGAAGACTATAGCATTCGTTTTATGGATAAAACATCCGCCCAACTATTCGCCAAGCGATACAACGGAAAACTAGAGGAAAACTAAAAAATGAAATCATACAATGCAAAATGCGGTAAAACACAATATAAGCCAAGCGAAAATGAGTTATTAAACGCTATCGATAATATGGGCGGTTTTTGCTTGGCGTGCGGCGTCGAGGCGGATAGGGTTGAGCCAGACGCTAGGCGATACACTTGCCAATGCTGCAATGAGGCAAAAGTCTATGGGGGCGAGGAATTACTTTTAATGGGGTTATATCATTAATGCTAATCGCCATCATTGCTAGTGCCATAGTTCTCTTATTGGTCGCCGTATTCGATCTGTAAGCCCTCAATTCTCACTAAAAAGCCCCTTGATTGGGGCTTTATTTTTGGGATTTTTTTCGCTTTTTTTGGGTTTTTTGGCTGCGCCAGGCGCGCCCAAACACCTAACCATGTGCGGCCACAACCCTAATGCGAACTTGAATTGTCTGCGGGACGCTATTTTCGATTAGGTATGAGGACGCTATTTTCGATTAGGTCTAGGGACGCTATTTTCGATTCATTTTGTATTGACTATTTGCGTCGTAGGCGCATCCTCTAATGCGCGCCTTAGCTCAGACTTACTCAAAATAGACGCTATTTCAGGATCAGCAAAGATGTGCTTCTTTGTGTCAAACTCGCGTGACTTGATACGCCCACAGTCTACCCACCCCGCCTCTTTGAGAGCGTGTAACAAAGCGGCCTGTGGTATTTTTACATTACTAGGCGCAAGCCCAGTCAAACGATCACAAAGCGCATGAAACGGTGAACCGATCACGCCCTTGGCAAACTCACCTTTACGGCTCTTGAGCATCTCGACTAAGAACGACTCAGCCATGCTCATGCCATGTTCAACCAGGTTAGCCTTAAACTCGGTCATCGCTGGCGCGGCTGATGGATTGAACTGGCTTACATCACGGGCGTGTAGCCACGCTGAAATCGACTCGAACCCACCGTTGCGATACCAATCCCACATCTGTTTAGCCTCTTTTGCGTCCATGCGTGGCAACGAACTCCATACGCAAAACCAACGCCTATCTTGGGACGCTAAAGAGATTGGGACAGGGTCATTTGAGAACGCAAGAACGAACACACGGTTAGCCATTTGATATGGGTGCAAACCCTTGCGATTAATTGGTAGCATCTCAGGCGGCGCTGCTATGATAGGCTTGAGTTGGTTTGCCAACTGCCTACGGGCGGCAGCGTCTGGTTCTTTCAATTCGTTGATCAATAAAATCTCAGACTCAAGCTGATAACCCCATTGACTGTTAATCGAGTTGTTATCCATGATGCCACGATTCTTTAGGTGGCTGCCACAGACTGCCCAAATGAACGGCGCCCACATCGTATCTTTACCGCAACCCTCATCGCCGCCATGCAGCACGGCATGATTAATCTTAACTTGCGGGTGCTGCACCTTGCAGGCCATGATGTCAAACAAGTGTTCTAACTCGGTTGAGTCAGGTATGAGGTTACGGCAATGATTTAGCCAGGATGCTATTTTCGATTCGGATGCAACGACACCTGATACATCAGGTCTAGCGTCACGCCATCTGTTACCATACAAATCGCCGTCACGAGCGACCAGCACAGTCTCACCCGCAGCGTAGGTAATGCCAACTAATGCCTTGGCACCTGCGCCTTGCCTATTCTGATCAAAACTAATAGACGCCTCGACTCTCACGGTAGGGGCATGAAGTGACATACATTTGATGTGACGAAACAGAGCGTTAAAAGTCTGTCTAGACACTTCGCGTCTGTCTTGCATATCAAAATAAGACTCATCATCTTGAACGTAGGCAAAACGCTCATACCACTTGGACTTCTCGACACGGCCTAACTCTTTACGCTCGACTTCGGCAATTTTAGCATCGGCATCATCGGTAAACATATCGGACGGGGTGATCTTGGCAAGCGCTACGGTCATCGCCTCAGCAATCAATTGATCACGTAGGCCATGAGTAACTTTAGGGCCACCGTTAGCGGCGACCCAATCGAGGAATGTTTGACTGCCGAAATCGACACAATGCGAGTGTAAACAGCAATAACTACGATCTAAGGGTTTGTACCGACCTTCAGGGTTGCCATCGGTATGCTCGGCGTTGTTAGGGCAAGTAACTGATAACCACCCTTCGCCGTTGATCTTCGACAATACCATGCCTTGATCATTAAGCCATGATAGCACATTATCGCCACCATTGTCGGCGAGTCTGATTGGTGCGTAGTGGTTCGTGTCAGCAGGCGCAGGTGTTACACCTAGCGCCGTACAGATATCGCCTAGCGTGTAATCACGCTCAGGGTGAAACTCGACTAACTTGGCTTCAAAGTTATCACGACCAGGCTTCAGGTTAATTGAACCTGGCAGACGCACATTACGAACTGCATTAGTTGCGCCAGCATCGGTGTAACCTGCCGCAGCAATGGCTTTGACTGCTGCCGTGAACTCACCCTTCGTGGGTTGCTCAGAAAAAGCATATCCATACTGAAAATTATCAGGGCTAGTCTCAAGAATCCATGTCGGTGCAAGGGGCGGTATTTTTGATTTCGTACCAATGTCATCTAACATCATAAACAAAACAAACTCACAGTTGGCTGCGGACGCTGATACGCGCCCATCCTCAAAGCGGTCTATGATAAACGACGCCGTATTGATGTACCACGCCTCACCCTGTTTCATTTTGTGGCTAGGCAAGTACGCAGGCCATGTGCATTTAATAGCGCCGTCAGCGTGCAACTGTAATTCGCCATCTTTTAATTGTGGCTTTTGGCGCACAATCAAGGCAGTCTCGCCATCGGGGGCTAATTGTGTGATAAACTCTAAAAAGTTGTACATTGTGTTTCCTTCCGTGAATGAATTGCCCCTAGCCCAAAACTAGGGGTTTTTTTTACTTTCCATATCTTGTCATAATGCTTGCCTCTACGTCTAGTGGTAATCCCTCAGCCCATATGGGTGGGGTACACATAACGTCTTTCATTTTTTGTACTGCTATTTCTGGTGTTGCTGATTCGACCACAATTTCATCGTGGACGTGAAGTACCACATCATCCAAGCCTCGCAAAGCGTGTCGCAGTAAGTCATTGGCGACGGCTTGCGTGATGTTTTCACAGGCCAAACCTTTCCACAGTCTTGCTCTAGGCCACTCTTTAGCGTCTGCTGCTGGCTTCCACGATGCTTTGGCATAACTGACTCCGTCTTGATCTAACCGTGCGAAGGGATAGCATAACACACGCCCACTAGGAAGTGCATACCACAAGTGTTGCCCATCAAATAAATAGGTTACACGGCCTGCGCTAAACTCATGCCCTTTATTACGCATCGCCCTTGTGTAAGCATTTTCAAGATCTTGCCAGTAAGGTACTGACCACGGGTTCGCTAGACGCCACGCATTGACCATGCGCTTGGCTTCAGGTTCAGGTAACAAAATACCATACGCCCTACCCATTGCAGCGAACGCTCCCACGCCCCCTGCAAACCCGCACGCTAACTCTTGCACCTTACCAATCTGTCTCTGCTCGGATGTAATTTGATCAACAGGTACATGGAACGTCGCGCTAGCGTTTACTTTATAAACATCCTCACCAGTACGGAATAAGTCTAACTTACGAACACCTGCTGGACAGTTAGATAGCCACGGATTGACGCGTGCTTCAACGGCTGCCCAATCGGCAACAACTAATGATTTTCCCCTATCGGATATGAGGGCAGGTCGGAGCATTGACTTGAGTACATCTGTGATCCGCCGTCCAAAGGTAGGGACAATTGCGTGGCCTCTAACCATAGCACATCTAACGGCATCAGGCTCCTTGGCACACTTTCGGGTAAAGTTGTGGACTTGCGCTCCGTAACTACTTGCCCTACCTGTGGCTGCGCCACCAGCAAAGACAAATGCTCCACGAACTCGGTTATCTTCTTCATCTGCTAACTCCTTTAGTCGTTTGAATTTCGCAACAGACGATGCCCATAGGTCGTCCGCACATTGGATAACATCCGCAACTTGCGGTGGTACTTCATCGGGATTTTCTTCAGAATAAGCAAGTAGATTAGCTCGAACTGTTTTATCGATTGAATATTTTTTGTCACCATCTTTATAGTTTTCCATTAACTTCTTGGCCTGATGGCCAACTCTAGCGAGAACCCACTCACGCATCCGTGGACTCCGCACGCTTAATATTTCACCATCTGTTAATTCTGCAACAAGATTCTCAATTTCAATCAGCTCCGCACTTGCGTACTTGATTGCTGACTCGGCTAAGGGTTTATCCAACAATACGCCACGATCATTAATCTTCTCATTCACATGATAGTCTAACAGCTCATCATCTGACAGTTGACGCATAGCTTGACTAATCGCACGCATTGCTCGAACATCCTGCTCGCAGTAAGCAACCATCTCAGCCATGAGCGTCACATCGTTGTTAAATGTACCGTCGGCTTTGGGGATAGATAGTAGGCGAATCAGTTGATTGCCACGGTGATCCTTACGCATATTAACACTTGCGAATCTGCCCACGTCATCAAGCGAGCCTGGCGCACAGTTGGCACGCGCCTGAGTAGCTGTACAATAGAACTGTTCCGTCGTCGGTTCTGGGATTCCTTTGTCTGGGCAGAGGACGTACCACATGATCAAGCGCTCGAACGCGGCGTTATGCGCTCGAATTTGACCGCCATCTTTAATGTGCTGAATCACTCTGTCAGGGAACTCTTGATTAGGCAGCCACGACTGCACTTCCTCATCATCAAACGCATAAGAGAGGCAAAGCACCGACGTGCTGGCATCCCTTGCGTAGTTATACACGCCACGGCTGGGCAAATCACAGCGTGAACGTGTCTCAAAATCAAGCCAAAGAATACTCACTTAAAGTCTCTTTTTTGTTTGGCGTCCCATACTTTTCTATGTATGCTTGACTCAGGTAATTTATCAAATCTATCAGGTTCAATTAACGTCAATTGATGTTCTTTATACCAAGAATTTTCGCCTTCATTTAGAATATGCAAAACATATTGGGTACCGTCAGAACTACCACCGCTATACAACTCAGCATACGTGGCAATCACTACGGCTTCACATCCTTTAGGAAAGTGAGACATGGAACGACCTAAATCGTCAGCTATTTTTACTAAATCCCCTTTAAAAAATTTTTGTGTCATTTCGTTTATCCTGTACTTTAGTTTAGTTTATAGGTGGGGCTAGTCGGTTTTCTTAGTTCTTCGACTTGTGTGTACTAGACTGAATAATCACAGACTAGCCCCATTTCTTTAGCTGCGACGTCTACGTGCTGTCGCTACAGGCGCTGCTGATTCTACTTCAGGTGCAGGCCATAATACTTCGGGCGCATCGTCAGTAATACTATCTTTTGGTGCTTTGCTTGGCTCATCGGTCATACTCATCCAACTTGTAATTTTAAAAATTGGTGTGTAAATGCGACCATAAGACTTGTGACTGTAATGCTCTTTCTCAAGATTAACAATCGGCACAGGCAACTTTGGATCGGTGTCTACTTGCGTAGCGATGGCAACCGCAAGGGCTTGTACGGAACGCTTACCACCAACGCTAGTTGTGGTGTAACGTACTTCCATGCCCTTATCTTCGCCACTTAAACACTTCATAGACATACCCACCTGAGTCTCCCAACCCTTACGAGCCATTGGGGGCGCTGCTTCTAACTCAGGCAATGGCTGGCTTACGCTGACCATTTTTTCACCTAAAACCTCACCGTCACCCCAAGCTATGAAACCATGCACGAATGAGAACGGATTAACTGCCCATGTCGAGTCATCTTCGACTTCGGTCTGATCTGCACCGAATACCCAATGACCTGTCTTGTCCATCTTGAGGATGACAACACCTGCTGCGCCAACATCGGTTTCTAAAGCACGGAGTGCTGTCGATAATGAAGTTACAGAGGGTAAATTTGCTGCTGAAAACGTGGTTATGTTTGACATTAGTTTAGTTCCTATTGGATTTTAGAAAGGGCTGCAACAAGTTGCTTCCCGATTTGTACTACGGCTGGACGAGAATCTTCTTCCCGTGCCAATGTACTGCCACTACTTACTGCTATTACTAAGTCGTCAGGCAATTTATCACCTAACTTCTTGAGTACCTTTTCCGCAACTGCTGGTGTAATGAGTTTAGTCACATACAACTCAGCTTCGGGAATTACTTTTGCTAACACATCTGCTGCCTGATCTTCATTAGCCCATTGACGTGTCGCACGCTTATTAACTAACTTCCAACCTGGCACAGGCTTGTCTGCTTCTAACATTTGATGCGCTAACGCTCGCAGATCAGTAATCCATTGTTCTAGCAGATCACAATTCTTTAAGTAGGCGCCTATTGTATCAGCATCGAGGCTCACCAACTGAGCCTGTAGCGCACGATCAACTGCGCCTGTCATCTTCGGGCAGATTGGTTTTGCAGCGCACCAACGACAATGCTCACCCGCGCTTAGTCCAGCGTTCGCCTTTTGTGATTCTTTGACGGATGCAACTAAATTATTTTCAAAAATTTTGACACGCTCAACTGTAGTCACCCAACGCTTGACACTTGGTGGTTGCACGATAACACACTCGATTTCTGTTGCGCCGTCAAACACCCATGCTACTGAAGGTGTACGCATGGCTGCGGCTGCGTAGAATAAGAGTTGTTCGTTTTCTTCTACACCCACAGCAACGCCATCGCCAAACTTCCAATCAAGCACGATAGCACGATTACCGATACGACCTAGCAAGTCACATGAGCCAAACACGTCAGGTAAGAAGTCACCAAAGCCAACTTCAGTCTCAACGGCGTATTCCATTTCTAACTTAGGATCTATCTCGCTAAGTAAATTAAGGGCAACGTGGAGTTTGTTGTCGATATGGTCTTGTGTTAGCACTTGGTCTTGATACTTCATACCGATTAAAGACTCAGGCGTTACGCCTTGGTCTAGCACTTGTGAGATAGCCGTATGAAGTAATGTACCTAAGTCAGCGTAGACGCTACTTGGTCTTGGTGGCATCTTAGCGCATAACGCTACAGAGCCTGGGCAACCCATAACCCTTTTGGCAGTTGAGCCACCGACGATATTTGAATGTTGAGCCATTTTATTTTCCTTTACTTTAGTTAATTTGAGATTCTACTTTACCACACTTTTAAATTATGTGTTAAACTTTTTTACATGAATGAAAAAGAAATTGAATCTTATTTTAAATGGGCGGTAATGTCAATAGGCGGAAAAACTTATAAGTTTAGGTCAATCAACCAGCGCGGCGTGACAGATCAGATTGCGTGTCTACCCAATGGCGATACATGGTTCGTAGAATTAAAAACAAAGGGCGGTAAAGTGTCTGCCCTACAAAAATTTTTTATGGAAGAAGTAACGGGGTTATCCCAAAAGTATGCGTGTTTATGGACTAAGGAGCAAATAGATGAATGGAAAGATAAGATTCGGTAGTGTATGTAGTGGTATTGAGGCGGCTAGTGTTGCTTGGCATCCGCTTGGATGGGAAGCGGCATGGTTATCAGAAATTGAGCCATTCCCTTGTGCGGTGCTAAAACATCATTACCCTCAAGTACCTAACCTAGGTGACATGACCTTGTTGCCAAATCGTATTGCGTCTGGTGAAGTAGAAGCGCCAGACGTGTTTTGTGGCGGCACACCATGCCAAGCCTTTAGTGTAGCGGGTCTACGGCAATCATTAGACGATAGCCGTGGAAATTTATCATTAATTTTTTGTGAGATTGCAAATGCTATTGACAACATTAGACTTATTCAACAATCCAGTCCAGCCATCATCTTTTGGGAAAACGTGCCTGGAGTCCTCAACACCAAAGACAACGCCTTTGGGTGCTTTTTGGCTGGACTTGCCGGCGAAAGTGATGCGCTCATCCCATCAGGGGGCAGATGGACAGACGCTGGTTTTATTGATGGCCCCAAAAGAGCAGTTGCGTGGCGCGTCCTCGATGCCCAATATTTCGGCTTGGCCCAACGACGCAAAAGAGTGTTTGTTGTCGCAAGTGCTAGAGACGACTTCGATCCCGCAGAAGTTTTATTTGAGTTCGACGGCGTGCGCAGGGATATTGCGCCGAGCCGAGAAACGCGGAAAGAAGTTGCCACCGACGCTATACCAAGCATTGCTAACTGCCTCGAAACAACTTGCAACGACTACAGCCGAGCCGACGGATTTAACATGATTTGTACGGACATTACTGGCCCATTAACTGCTAGAGATTACAAAGGCATTAGTTCTGATGATTGCAATCCTACGATGATGAAATTAATAGCGTATGAAAACCACCCTGCGGATAGCCGAGTTAAAGAAATGGGCGAAACTTGTACAACTGTTACATCAAGATGGGGGACTGGTGGCGGTAATGTACCCTTGGTTCAAAAAGCGTATAGCATTCGTGAAGATGCTAAAGCCAATACGTTTAGTGCTACGGAATTAGATGTTGCTAATTCAATTGGTGCATTGCAACCAAGCCCACAATCACATCATGCACAAGTATTTGTTGCTCATGCGTTTAAAGTGCGTGGGGGTTGTGAAGGTGGCGGCAAAGGTTATTTAGGAAAAGATGAGCAAGTATTTACTATATCAACGCATCAAGACCAACATATTGTTGCTGGATTTTTACCAACACAAGGGTCTAAGGCACAAGGTATAGGTTGGGCAGAAGAACAAGCACCTACATTGCGTGCAGGGTGCGATTCGTATGGTTTACATTCTAATATGGCAGTTAGACGTTTAACTCCAAAAGAATGTGAACGATTGCAAGGTTTTCCTGATGGCTATACGGACATTAGACCAAAAGGTAAAGACACGCCAGACGGCTCACGCTACAAAGCTCTTGGCAACTCATGGGCAGTACCTGTAGTAGCTTGGATTGGGAAAAGGATTAATAATGCGATTACGTGACTACCAAGAGATAGCCGCTGATTTTTTGTATGAGCATGACCGTGCAATAATCCTTGCGCCTGTTGGCGCAGGTAAGACGGCTATCACGCTACGCGCTATGTACGATTGTTTGTACAACGGCGTTGTAACTAGATGGTTAGTCATTGCACCGAAGCGTGTCTGCACGGATGTATGGCCTGTTGAGCAACCAAAGTGGGCGCCTTTTATGAAGTTAGCCGTAGCCGTAGGCACGCCAAAGCAACGCAAGGAAGCGTTTGAGTCTAAGGCGCTAGTTGTTGTAACTAACTACGACAATCTGCAATCGTTGCCAGACGACATGGACTTCGACGGCATCGTGTTTGATGAGCTGACTAGGCTTAAAAATCCATCAGGCGCACGGTTTAAAGCCCTTAATAAAGTCATTGACTCTATCAAAATACGTTGGGGTTTAACAGGATCGTTTACTAGCAATGGCCTTGAGGATGTGTTTGGACAATGTAAGATTATCGACCAACAGCTACTAGGGCGGTCTAAGGGGGCTTTTATGCAAAAGTATTTTATTCTAATGAACAAAGACTTTGGCGAGTGGGCGCCACGCAAAGGCGCGCTGCCTGAAGTCATGCACACGATTAAGCCTGCGACGTTTGTGCTAGACGCTGGCGAGTACGCTGATCAGTTGCCACCGCTACACGTTGTTGAGATGCGTTGCGATATGGCTGACCGTAGCCATTATGAGAAGATGAAGAAGGACTTTGTTGTGCAGTTTGGTAAAGAAAAAATTACGGCGGTTAGCGCAGCCGTTGTTACACAGAAGTTACAACAAATGTCGTCAGGGTTTGTTTACAGTACAGAAACAACAGCGTCTAATACACCTGGGCGCATGAACGTCACCCAAACGCCTATTTGGTTTAGCACCCATAAGTTTGATATGTTAGATGAACTGCTGAACGAGAACCAACGGGCAAATACCATTATTGTTTACAACTATGTTGAGGAGCTAGCAGAACTCAAGCGTAGGTACCCTAACGCACAGACAATCAATGATCCGCAGTCGATTGCCCGTTGGAACGCAGGCGAAATAGAACTGTTGTTAATTCACCCGCTATCGGCAGGGCATGGGTTAAACCTACAGCATGGCGGATGCAAGATGGTTTTTGTGTCTCTACCGTGGTCGCTAGAGTATTACGAACAAACCATCGGTAGACTGCATAGAAGCGGTCAAAAGCATGATGTATGGGTTTACATTCTTATTACAACAAAAACGATTGAGGAGCGCATTTTGGGTGCTTTAAAGGATAAAAAGGCGTTATCAGAAATAGCTATGGAGGAGCTGACATGAACGAACAACAACTCATTAAATTGCTTGAAAGTGCCGAGGGTACGATTGCACGGTTGATGCTAGAAGTTAATCGGTTATCTAAAGAAGTTGAGTTGCGTGAGTTAACAGAAGATGAAATAAAAGAAGTGTACGACCAGTATTTTGATGTTAATAATTTTGGATGGTTACAACTTGAATGTATTAGAGAAATTTTACAGAAAGCGAGAGAAAAATGACCAACTATATTTGCGTACATTGTAAGTCAAAGATACTAACCATACTAGTTAGATGCCCATATTGCAGTAAATAACCAAGGAGAAGAACCATGACTGAATCAGTAGCGTATATGTCTGAAAATGGCGTACTTTTTAAAGAAATGCCACCTAACCCTATGTTTGAATTGACGCCACTTTATAAGTTGCGTGACATATCAGATAAGGAGATAGAAGAACTTGCAAGTTTTATTTTTACTGAAGATCGGGCGTATGAATACTGCGATGTTTATAAATTTGCCAAAGCGTTATTACAGAAAGCGAGGGAGAAGTGAAAAGGTTATTACAATACAAAGCCAAGCTGAAGGCGGCGATGGCTGAGGAAACAATCAGGGCGAGGCAGTATAACGCTGCTGCTAGAGCGTTAAAAAAAATTACTAACGAAACTATTGAATTACAAAGAAAGGTCGAAGATGAACTCGCTAAGCATACAAAAGATATTTGATTATCACGATGGAAAATTATATTGGAAGGTAAGCCCAGCTAGAAATGTACCTATTGGTCGTCAAGCAGGTCACAAAACATCTTTAGGGTACCGACGTATTGGATTTAATAAAAAAAATCATTTTGAACACGTGTTAATTTTTATACTTTTTAATGGCTATCGACCAAGGCAAGTAGATCATATTGACGGCAATATTTGTAATAACAAAATTGAAAATTTACGCGCGGCTACGGCATCTCAAAATCAATACAATACGAAAATAAGCCTGCGCAATGCGTCTAAAGTTAAGAATGTTAACTGGCACAAAACTAGTAAAAAATGGGAAGTTAGAATTGGTTTAGATAATAAACGATTACATTTAGGTGTATTTGAAGATTTAGAACTAGCTGAACTTGTTGCCATTGAAGCACGAAATAAATATCATAAAGAATTTGCGAGGCACCTATGAAACCTTTATCTTGGAGGAAGCTACAAGCCGTACTGAATCAGCTCAATGAGTCTGAAGTATTAATTATGCTAATTGAGGAGCGACGTGGCCTCAAGCGCGCATCCATCATGGAGCGCTTGCACATGAGGTATAACACATTGCGGGTTAGCCGTGAGCGTATTGAGATTATGAAGGAAGCTATTGCGCCATGACCGAACCTGATTTCTACGCTTGGTCACACGCCAATTTAGTTGAATTTGCAACAGAAGCGTATTCTCGGATTTTAGAGGATACTTATGAGATAGAATTATTAAAACAAGATTTGCGAATGGCTATCCAAGCCTATCGACAAATCAATACAAGGAGCAAATATGAATAATACCGACAAGAATATGATTACGCAAATGATTCGGGCAGGGCGATTTAATCCTGAGATATGCGAGTTATTACGCCAGAAGCAAGTTGAAGATTCTAAAAAAATGATTAAGCAGATGGGCGAAAGATATTGTTGCCATGCTATTAACGCACCGAAGAAAGGTGCTTACTAATGGACGACGACTACGACGATTATGTACCTGTGCCACAGAACAACGAAGGCCACATGAGCCAGCAAGAAGTTGCAGATGAGTTAGGGCTTTCCCGTAGTCGAGTTAGCGAAATTGAAAGTATGGCGTTGCGGAAGTTTAAGTACCACTTGTTAAAGAAATACTCACTAGGAGACGTGATATGAAAACGGATGGAATAACTATTTTGGTATGTTTGTTTGGCATTATTGTCTGCACTTACCTGATTGCTTTTACAGAACTAACCCGCAGAGAAGAACGCCCTAGAGTTAGCTGCGATGTCATTATGGGTGGTTGGCACCCTGACATACCACAGCGCTATGCGCAGATGTGCTTTGAGGCACGTCAGATGGCTAAACAGCAGTCACGCTAACATAGTTGAGGCAGATGTTTGTACGTCAGCTACACGCTTGAGCCATCCTTTGCCGTATGTTTGAAAGGTTGGCAACGACTTGTAGAACGCCTCTTTGCTGTTGCTGAACTTGTCTAGCAAGTCCTTACCGTCTGCATCTTGGATTGCTTTCATGGTCGCAGGGCCAATAGAGCCGTCAGCAGTTACGCCAAGGGCTTTCTGTATCATCCTACGAGCAGCGGTTGGCCCAGCATTAATAGCAAAATCAAACACGGCGTAATCCACGCCAGCAGGTAAATCATCACCTCGAACGGCATCCCAATAATCTCTTTTGTATAACGGTTTAACATCTTCTTTCTTTAACGCTTTCATATCATCTTGTGTAACTTCATGGCCTATGTACTTCTCCCAATTGGCTTGAGTACAACCGAGCATAGTAGAACCTTTGCGACCATCTGGTAACTTATTGCCAGGGTCACGTTCATCATTTGTAAAACCACCCTCATGGGCGATGACCATATCAAACGACTTATCCCAATTACTAATCATTTCTTACCCTTCATGTCCATGATTTTCTCAAGCGTTCTACCACCAAAATAAAAGCTCATTATGAGCATACCCCATTGACCTAACAACTCAACATAGTTATTGTTTACCTCAATATCCCATGCGGACATCATCCCAAACGTAGTGTATGTGATTAGAATGAACACAAGGGTCATAGGACGAATGTTCTTAGACATCCAAGAGTCTGACATCATGTCGGCTTGCACGCGCTTGGTCAGCTCTTGTTGTTCGTTCATGTCAGCTTGCAACTGCGCCAGTTCGCCATTCTTTTGCATCTCTAATAACTTGAGCTGGGCTTCTTGTTTAGCCTGTGGGTCTGGCACAAACTTATCTACCAGTTTCATACCAACACTTAAAATATCATCTATTCCAAACATTATTTTTTCCCATATTTTTCACGTTCTTCAAGTAACTGCACTTTAACCTGTAACTGGTGTATGTCTGTGTAAATTTCATTTCTCAGTTTGTGTCTTGCTTCAGCAGACAAAGGCGAGTCAGTAGGTACATTTTCTTTAGTTATTAGGGCAGGCATTTGTCCCTCAATTTTAGTCAGCCGTGTAGAGAAGTCAGACACTTGACCAAGTAGCCATGCAAGACACGCTACAACAATCGGCAGTACCGCTTTTAAAATGTCTTGTATATTCATTTTTTATTAATAATATCAAATAATGATTTAACTTTTTCTTCTAAAACAGCAATCTGATTGTGCATCTTAGCTAACACAATTACTAACGTCACAAACCCAATGAGCAGACTAGACAGCTTAGATATAGTGTCTAGTAAATCCATTACTTTACAACCACAACGTGCAGTAGCTCCATAAAAGTGTCTTTACCAAAGAACGTAACGGCTATCAATGCGTACAACATATATTCGATGCGTTGCATACGTTTAGCGCCGCGCTCAAACGATTCCTCGATGCGCTTATATCGTTCCGCGCATACTGCTTCATGCACGCTAATTCGTGTATTGTTCTCGGCTTCCATAATTACCTTGCAAGTGCGTTTTGGTTTTGTTGTTCAGGAGCTAATGCGTTAACTGGCGGTGTAGTAAGACTTGCTACACCTGCGCGTGTACCCGAAAGATTAGACGCATTTTTAAGCGCTTTTAATACTTGAATACGATCATCCGCAGGTAAAGTATTTAAAATTTCATTCATACTTTTGCCTGTTTTAGCTGCTTTTGCTAGTATATCTATTGTTTTATCGCTAACTTTATTTTCTAAAGTACGTATGACTTGTTTAACTATAGCGGTTTTATAGCCCACAAAGCCTGGTATTTTTTTAGCAAGGCTTTCATCTTCAAACCCTAACGCTTTAGCACCTGCTTTAGCTTGTTCAGCTAATTTAAGATCACGCGTTAATTCTTCCGCAATCTGTTGCATAGGCTTAATATCAGCGCCCATTTCTTTAAAAATATCAAAACTGCCTGGGCCAAAGACTTTTGCAACGGCATCAGGATTATCGCCTTGAACTAGTTTAGTAAATTCGTCAGGCGATGTTTTAAACATAGCCAGCGCTTTTCCTGCTAATTTACGTCGGTCAATTAGTTGAGCGTTAGCAGCGTAATCACGCAAATATTGTCCATAAGCTGTACCGCCAGCTTCTTCTATGGCGTTAATGATTGGGGTTTTAAGCTGGGCTATTACGCCTGCAGCTAAATTCTTTTTAGCTGTTTGATCTAGTCCTGGGCGTAATTTTTCAACGGCAGCGTTAACAGAATTTTTGCGTAAACTATCTAATGCAAACGCATCTATTACCCCGTCATTGTTTGTCCATTTAGCAACATCATCACCAAAACTTTTAATAGCGCCCTCAATAACATCATTACCCGCAAATTCAGGGTTACGCAAAATACCATTTATACGACTTGTAACAGAATTAGCTGTTAAAGGTTTTAATCCATACGCTGCTAAACTGTCGGCAGCTGCTTGTTTAAACCGTGCAGCTTCACCAAAAGCTAATGATCCTTCAGCTGCTTTTGTTGCTACTTCATCGGCTTTATCGGCTAGTTCACCTATATATGTGTAACGTGCGGTGCTAGTTGGTAAGCCTCTTTCAACCACACGTTGTGTTGCAAGATTAGCAGCTCGATCACCTGCCGCAACAAAACGGCGTACATCCTCAACTTTATTAGTTGCAGCTTGTCCTAATGCGTTTGCTTCGCCTTGTAATTTGGGGCCTAGCGTACCCGCAATATTAGCCGCTGTTAGTTCAGTTTCACGAATTGGCGTCATTAAATTGTTTAACGCATTTTTAAATTCACCTACTGAAGTTAAATTTTCAGTTAAAGATGGCCCACCAGCTAGACGCGCTAATTGATTTAATTGTTCTGTTTTCTGTTTATCTTTAAGAACACGATAATAACTTGATTTATCTTTGCCAGACACAAACCCTAAAAATGCTTGGTAGACGTCATTGTCAATACCGTACGCTGCTTGTGCTGCGTTAATATCTAATGGCGCTGCACCGTTGGCTGCGCGGATCTGATTAATTTGATCACCAGCTGCTTGACGAGCAATCTTACCCGCTTCAACATTAGCTAGTTTGCCTGTAGCCGCATCAACAAATTTACCTGCGCCTATAGCTAAAAATTTAACCGCAGGCGGTACAACAAAAGGTGCAACAGCGCCAATACTAGCGCCTGTTTCAACTTCTTCAGGATTAATTAAAGCTGACGATACACCACCAAGAGTAGCGCCTCCAGCTATTTTTGCTAAAGCATTACTAGTTCTACCAGCTAAATTTGTAGGGGATATCCCTGTTGTAAAGCCACCTGAGCTAAGTGATTTTGCTAATGGTGTAGTTATACTTGCTACTTGCGGCGCAACTTTACCTAACATTTGCACGGGTTTAGCAATTAAACCGCCAGCAGGTAACGTAGCTACAACTTCACCGCCAAATTCGCCCGCACCTGTTACGTTAGGTGCAAATTGTTTATATGGGTTAATAAACTGTTGTTGCAAGGCTTGGCGACGTATAGCATCTTCTGTTAATGCTTGCCCTGTGTCTTTAGCGCCTAACGCTGTTAAACCTTGACCAAGTAATCTTTGACCGCCAATTACAATGTCCCCAACGCCTTTGTAAGCGCCTGCGCCAAACGATGCTAACTCAGCGCCTTTTTCAAGTGCGTTACGAAGTGTTTGGTCTAACATTCCTCGATTAGGTTCAGCACCAACATTTTGACGTGTTTCGGGCGCAGCTTCAATGGTGACTGTTGGCGTTTGTGTCCCACCACGCATACGTTTGATTTCACTTGCTAATGCTTTTGCGTCGTCAACATTACCCGCTGCATCAGCTTTAACAAGGGCAGAACTTAATTGTTCAAGAGTAGCCATATTATTGAGCGTATTTATTTACTAAAGCATCAATATCAACACCGCCTGATGGCGCTTCACCTGCTTTTTTCCTAGCCCTTTCAATACCTGTTTTAACAATAGCTTTGTATTCGTTAGCAGCGGCAAGAAATTCTTTTTCGCTTTGCGCTAAACTCATCCTTGTTTTAGCCGCCGTTGCTTTTTTACCTTCTGTTTCAGTAATAGCACCGCCGCCTTTAAGAGTCTCAAAGGCTTCTAAGAAAGCGCCGCCCATAATTTCATCAAAACGTGCTTTAAAGTCAGCCGCAGGAGTGCCAGGTATTAGTTGCTCAATGCCAGGTATACCTAATGTATATCCTCTACCCATACCCACCGCACCTGTAAAGCCTGGGTGAGGCGCTGTGCCTGCGTTAATAACTTTACCACTTTTATCTTTAACTGCAGGTGTTCCAATCATAGCGTCAATTTTGCTAAGTAAACTTTCACTTGTTGCAATAGCATTTGGTAACGCTATAGCAGCAGCCGCTTGTGTTTTACCTGTTGTTGTACCAGCTGCTTTAGATGCGGCAAGTTTTGCTTGTACGGTAGGATCTAAGTCCGCAGCTAATCGTCGTTCTGCTAAGTTTAATTGACCGCCTGATATATCAGTTTGACGTCTTGCATTTTGTTCTCTTGCTAAATTAGCGCGTGCAGTTTCTTCAGTTGTAACGCGTTTTTCAGCGTCTAAACCTTGTCTAGCAAAATATGCGGGGCGTTGCGCCATAGGAAGCGCCGTTGCAGTTGCAACATTTTGATCTGCTTGCGCTTGCGTCCATACACCATGTAATACTGCATCTTGAGCGTGCGCTCTAATATTGTCATCAGATGGATTAAACTGTAAATCGGATGTTTTTTCACGAATATTTTTTAGCGTTGCCGTTTTTGTGTCGGCAATAGTTTTTAGTTCAGTAGCTTGTTGCGATTTTAATTGTTGCGTTGCTAATGCCGCTTTTTTTTGCGCTTCAATAACACCTGGAATAGCTGTTGCACCAAGCTCATCTTGCGATAAATTTTTTACTAAACGGTTGTAATCTACTTCACCTGTGTCAGGGTTAATAGATCCTTGCCATGCTTTACCCAATCTATTTTGCGTATCAAACTCTTGTTGTGCTTGACGCATTTTTAATGCGTTCATTTGTTGGCCTTGTTGCGCGCCTTGAAGTTGCGAATACGCCGCCATTTGATTTATTGGATTTTCAATTTGAATAGGCTTAACGCTTAATGCAATACTTGGATCAATAGTTGCCATAATTAGTCCTTATTCAATAAATCCTGTATTAGCCATGTAATTTGTACTGCCAGTATTACCGCTAGGCATATACACATTACCCCCGCCGTATTGATTAGATAAATTGTTATATTGTAGCTGATTCATTAAATTTTGATTTTGGTAAAAGTTTAACCCTTGACTTGTCGCATTATTTAACGCATTAACTCCACCAACATAACCAGATGCTCTTGCGTTACCCGCGCCTATAGCATTGCTTGCGGCTGCGTTACCATAATTACCTAATGACGCCGTAGTTCCTGCAGTGTAATTTTGTGATGCTTGTTGGGCTTGTTGAGCAGCAGATTGTCCTACACCTGCTAGACTTTGCAATGGTGCAAGCGTGTTAGTTCTTTCAGTTTGAAACCGATTAAATGCGTTACCGTACGCTTGTTCTTGCGCTGACCGATTGGCTTGATAACGATTAAAAGCATTTTGGTATTCTTGTGACGCTAAATCAGATCCGTAGCGTTGCGCTCCTTTAAGAGTAGCGCCTGATAATAAACCACCTCTTGACGCTGCTGTACGGTCAAGCGCTTTCATGCCTTCGGACAAACGAAACGCATAGCCTGGATCTGCTTGGAAATCAGATGCGCCAAAATTCCTCATAGCAGATGCTGGATCGTAGCCTGGCACGCCAGCAAACTTAGCCGAAGCGTTTGGGCCTTGCAATTGGGCTAGCAACATATTTGTGCCTGTAAGACCAGCTTCTCTAAAAGGCGCATTTAGTTCAAGTTGTTTTAAATATTGCTCACGTTGGAGCGCAGTTTGTTGATCAGCAATATCTCGTTGCGCTTGCGTAGCTTCACCCGCCGATTGTTGTTGCGCGCTAGACGCTTGTCTAGATCCTAAATAACTTAATGCCGCGCTTCCTGCTATAGCCCATCCTGCTGGCATGATTAATCCTTTCTACTAATTAATACTTCGTCTATTTTGTCTACATCTGTTTCATTTGTTGCATGAATACAATACCAAACCGTATCTTCTAACGCTTGTATAAGATGATTTACATTTGCTTTTATATCTATACACGCAGGCGCAACATATTCTTGGTCAAAATCATCTGTTTTAACAATAACTCTACCTTTAGCTAGTATACTTAAATGGCTGTACTTGTGGGCGTGTTGCCCTACCACAAACCCTTGTGGGATAACCATTTGTTTAGCATACAGCCCATCTGAAAAGTTATGTACTTCGTTTAAATCAACTTCAAACGTGCCTTTCATTACTTCATGTAGCTCGGTAATATGGCTCATAGCGCGCCTTGTACTTTATCTGACCTAACAGTAACTATTAGCATAATAGCATCATCGGACGTATTATTGGTATAACTATGTAAAATACTGTTATTAAACCAATAAACGCATCCTAATTCAGGTGAAATTGCCCCATCAGGAAAATTAAACGCAGCCCCCGCCGATGTTTGAATAGGGATAAAATATTTCTCATAGTAACTTGCACTCCACCCCGAATCCGTATGTGGGTAGACTTGTTGCCCAGGTTCAAGTTTTACTAATAAAATAGTGCCTAATTCTTCACCTTCTACTAAACTCATTAAATCAAAGATTAACGGCCTTATTTGGGGTAATTGATAATAAACAGGGTACCAAACTGGTCGATGTGGGCCATTAGCGGGGTGTTCTGAATTTAACGGAACGTCAGTATTTGATACGTTGTCATAACTATTGTAGCGAACCCAAATGTCATCGCTATCTCGATGAGGACTATCCCCCGCACACCGATCTTTATATTTGCCAAAAAGCCCAGGTTGCCTACGCAACGCTATCTGCAAAGGCATCACATTAAAATTAACGGCAATTGTATTAAAATACTTTGACATTAAAACCCTATTCTAGCAATAAGTTGTTGTTTGATGCTGCTTGCGTTGTTACCCAATTTGTGCCATCTGACACAATGGTTGCCCAATTACCCGCTACGTTATCTAATATGGCTGTACCCGCGGCTCCACCCGCCCTTGATACAACATTACTAGACGCTGACACTAATGATTGATTCTGATAGTTAATAAAATATAAAACCCGCCCTGTGTTAGCCGATGGCGACGGTAGCGTAACCGTGCAAGTAGAGCCTGTCTTATTGTTTATTAACCATGTATCTGTAGATGCTACACTAAAATCAGCCGTTTTGGTAACTGGCGCAGTTGTTGTTACGGTGCCATTAGTAGCTATGCTAATTGAACCTGTACCGTTAGTAATGGCAATTCCTGTGCCAGCCGTCAACGTGGCTTTAGTTAGGGTATTCCCCGTTGTGTTACCAATTAATAGTTGACCATTGGTGTAAGTTGTTTGTCCTGTACCACCGTTATCTACGTCTAGGGTGCCAGCAAGCGTTACGGCGCCTGTAGTAGCCGTATTAGGTGTTAAGCCTGTAGAACCACCGCTAAACGACAATACGCCTGTATTAGCTACGGTGACGTTGCCTGTTGCGCTTGATACAGAAATACCTGCGCCTGCCACGTTAGACAATACGCCTGTGTTGGCAACACCGATAGTTCCTGCGCCGTTAGTAACATTAATGCCTAACCCCGCAGTTAAAGTATTTAAATCATATTTTTTACCCGCAGTATTGCCAATTAATAATTGCCCATTTAACGGGTAATCACTTAATCCTGTACCGCCGTTGGGTATCTGAACAACACCTAAATTAGCGCCTACAATCGTATAAATGTTGTTAAAGAACCTAAACCATTCCCGTGACATTAAACCTGTACGTGGATCTATTAACTCAACTCTAGGCGCAGGAATCTGCGTGATGTTAATTGGATCAGGCATTAGTTGGTGACAGCAATAGTTCAGCGTTGGTAATGGCTATCTTTACTGGATCGGTGCCTGATACTTCATAGACACGATCACGTAACTTCTGTGTCATGCCAAGCCGACGCCAGAACGTACGGAATCCATATTGACCAATTTTGCCCATTGACGACCAATGTTCATTTGACCATGTGTGACCAGCATCGTCAGACCAACGCAACATGGCTTGAGGATTGTAGCCAGGCGCGGCAGGATAGCCAATAGTTGCCAAAATATAACCGTTATAGTCAGGGCTGGTGTTAATACCTAAAAGTTCAAAACCATCATTACTTTCAGTTGTTAACTCTAACCCTGCTTGTGTAGCCAAATTAGTTTGTACGTATTCAGCAATAATTTCTTTGCCATCTTCGGTTGCTATATCTTCAGATTCATACGCAGGATATTGTTCTAATCCAACGCCTGTTTCAGCGTTAAGTTGCAAAGTATGTTGAGCTGTACGTCTAAAATTATTTTGTCCTGGCATTAATGCACGCCATGAACGTAACCACTTTTGTGGTTGCCCATTATCTGCGTAAGTATCTAAATCAAGTTGGTAGATATCGCCATTTGCATAATCACCAACAATAATTGTACCGCCAAAGTTACATTGATTATTACTGCGATGTCTTGTAAAGTTGCCGTCAATAAAGCCTGCTCGCTCATGCCATGCTTGCGTAGATGCGTCATATACCCATGTAGCGTTGCCAGTCGGAAAACTAATCACATAGAACGCATGACCGTCTTGTTGATAAGTATAAGCCACCGCATCGGATATATTGCCGTACTGTTGGATCTGCCATTCAATTGCGTGAGTAGAAACCCGAACGCCTGTGTAGCCGTTAGCACGGTAAACGATACCTTGACCACGGGCGTCTGTGCCTAGCCAAAATAAACCGTTATCTAACTTAGCGACTGAAAATGCTGCAACGCAACCAATTTCATTAAAAGCACCTTGAATACGGGTTAGAGGAAAGTCAGCCGCGCCTGAGTCGTACCAAACTTCTACAGAGTCAGTACCGAATACCCATAACTCACGGTGATCCGATATAAGCGCAACTACGCCGTCAGGTGAACCTTCGGCACTAGCAAAGTCTAACGGGTCAACCGATGTACCGTCTAATAACTGAGAAACCCATATCTTTTGACTATTTGGTTCGTTAAACACAAAATAGCCATCTAAATAAGATACGGTTACAGCGCCAGGGAAATCAGGATCTGTAATCTTAGCAAATACATTAGTTACTTCGTTATAGATAAAACCATCAGGATTACACGCTAAGAATATCTGCGTGCCATTGTCGGCAATAGATACGGGGCCTGTACCTGATACAGTACCTAAAAGTACAGGTGTACTTGTTGTGCTTGTTAATTTATAAAATCCTTGCCCAGACACTACATAAAAATCTGAACCATTTGTTTGATGCGCCCACAATGCTCGGATAGGGCCAGCGCCGACAGTCTGTAAAAACTTTAGCCCAGGAGCGCGTTGTAAATATCCTGTTTCTTCCCCTTCAGTTACAACTTCAGGAAAAAGGTTAACCATACGGGCATTTGCCGCATTAACACTCCGTGTTACATACGATTGACCTAAAATCGGGGTTTTCATTGTTTATGCAGCTACACCTTTAATTACTGCAAAGTTGAATACAGGCGTTTCTGTAGTTGATCCGCCAGTAGTTCTAAAAGTAATGTTAAAGCTACCTGCCGCAACCGCAGTAACCATTAAGTCATATAAATCTGTACCTGATTTCTGATTAAGGATAATTACATCGGTTGCTGCCACGGTGTTATTTGTTACAGTAAAAGTGGCTGCGGTAGCAGATCCTGCTGCGCTATATAGTGTAATTGCGCCTGTTGTTTTGTTCAGCGTTACACCTGTAGTTCGGCTAGTTCCTTGAATAACTGTACCGCCAGCTCCAGTTGCATAACCTACGCCTGCTGTGCCAGAAGAAGTAATTGTGCCAGTTGCCGCTAGACTTGTAGCTGTAGCCACACCTAAAGTTGGCGTAACAAGCGCAGGGCTAGTAAACAAATTGGTTATAGATAGCTGTTTAGTCGTGCTAGTTGTAGCTTGCACAATTGGCAACACATCAGCGCCAGCTTGAGAAGTTGCGACAGGTAAAGCTGAAATAGCAATCGTAGCCATGATTTATCCTTAATAATTTCCTGCAAATATGTTGTAACGCTGGCGTGTGCCAACAATACTGTACGGTAATGACATAATATCATCTGGGTTATTAATACGTTTTAGGTTGCGCTTAGACGCCATTGCAATTCGTGATACTTGTGGGCTTGGCTCAACACCAAACTCGGCAGCAAACTCGCAAGCCAAGTTATATCTAAAAGCTCTTAAATAGCCTGGTGGAAACAATATATCAGTTGCAAGCGTAGCTGGTTGTGTTAATTCGTCAACCGAAATAAAATGCCATTGCAATACTTTAGTAGGTTTAGGATAAACATACATCTCAATATTAGGGTAAGACATATTAATCCATATCACTTGCGGGTATGTGCTAGTGACTGTTTTAACGGCAATACCTTCGTATTGTTGTTGATTAATCATCTTAATACCAAACGAGATACCGTTAGCAGGATCAAGAAAGTAAGTAGAATCGTCTAATAACACAGGTCGATTACCTACAAAATCACCCGTAGGCCCTAGCGTTCTACTTAATACATTAGGTGGCCAATTAAATACTTGGTCTTGCGTAGAAAATACTGATAGACGCTCAGTATTCCATGAATCAATCATTTGATTTAAAGCAGCTAAAGCATCTTGCGATGTGGCGGCAGACGGCGTTTCACCTTCCGCCAATACTCCTAATAGACGTAGCGCCCCATTAATTTGATCGTTGGCGGTATAAATTGCCATAACTCACCCTTTACTCGATAGTTTTACGACGTCTTTTTACTTCCAATGTATTGACAGGAGCCGCAATCATTTCTTCTTCGGATGGCGTATCGGTAGTATAACGCACCCAGCCATTTTGTTCATCAAATTCTGCTTCTTGTTCCATCGTAGCAACTTTACTGCCATGATCAGGATGTCTTAAATATATAGTCATAATTTATTCGGTTACAGAACTTTCAGGTTCGTCTATTTTATTAATAAGCATCTTATATGCAGAAATAGTGGCTTGAGCTTGAATCAAGAAGGTTTGCGCCTTCTGTGATTCATTCTCAAGTTCTTCGATTTCGCAGACCAAAAATTCTTTGGTAATTTGCATTACACGGCGTCCGAAACCATAATGTAGTACGGCGTGCCGTTGTCAGCCACAATTTTGATAACGTGAGTAACAGCAGCCGATGCCTTGGCACGGAAAATCGTGTTTGACGCTGGTGCTGGCATATTAAGCAGCGAGCCAACTTTTACAGTATTGCTATCAGTCACGCGCATAAATGCAGTAACACCAGGCAAAGTTACACCAGCAGCAAAATTGGAATCCAATTGAATTGCTGCCAAAGTACCGCCAGGGGTAGCATCGTTACCGCCCAAAGTAGCACGAATTGCATTAGCTGCACCAGAAATGCTTGCGCTGTTACCGTTAATCTCACAAGAAATGTGGGCGCCATTGATTGTACCCGCAGTAGCCGCATTAGCGCCAGTTACTACCGAGAACGCACGAAGCGTTTCGCCTGAACCTGTAGAGGTAAAGGTTAACTTTTCGTAACTTAAACGGGTATCGCCAGAAGTAGCTGAAGTAGTAGCATAGCTACCATTTAAAACGCCTGCTGAAGTAATAGAGATAGGATCGTTAGAACTACCAACTTGATACGAATCTAATTGTGGATCGGCGTATGCAACGCCAATAGGTTTGTTATTTGCCATGATTAAAACTCCTTTATTATTTCCAAAAAAAGTTAATCCCGCCCCAAGGGGCGGGGGATTACATTAACCAGCTACGCGATAGAATACATACGTTGCATCGGCAGTCTTACGAACACGCCAAGTACAAGCTGTATTAGCCGCAACAGCAGCTACACCAACTAGCGTACAACCTGTGCTAGCCGTTACAGTTGCAGCATCGGTTCCATCTAAGTTAATAATATTAAAGCTAAAGCAGCTATTAACTTTCATACTAGGAAACGCAGCATCTAACAAAGCACCTGTAGGTACTGTTAAAGCACCCGCAGTTCCATCAAAAGTAATAATCCCTGTGGCTAATTCAGCGGCTGTTAAAACTGCTGCGGCTGTTTTAGCTGTTGGGGTTACTTGAGTAACCATGTTAATTTCGGTTAAGTTACCGTCACCAAACTGATAACCACCTGCACCATTAGGTAATGCCATAATAATTCTCCTTAAATATTAAAAAAGCCCCCGTTTACACGGGAGCATTTAGGTTTAACCCCACAGACGGCAAGCCATTTGTG